TAGGAGGGATCGGATTGAACTATTATAGAGTGCCCATTAATCAAGGAACACTTGACATTGATTATAAGAATTTGGTTGATGGTATAACTATTTCTGAAACTGAAGTAGTTGTTGCTTTAAGGGGTAATCCGGAAGCGCGAGGAACATGGACACCAATTACAGAAGAACAGTTTAACTCTTATAAGCCGGTAATAACACCGACTACAGGCCAAACTTTGGAAGAAAAAGTTAATCAATTACAAAATGATAACTTAATTCTTATGGATGCCCTGGCAACTGCTTTTGAAGAAATACTCGTGCTTGAGGAGAAAATCAATATGTTGGGAGGCACATCATGATTGAATTGTATTATCGGCTAGTTAAAGAGGGAAAAAGGACTATTGACCAGGTCCCGGAAAGGTACCGAGCAGAAGTGCAAGCGTTGTTAAATGCTTAACTGGTTAATAAAAATACTAACGGGAGGGATGAACATGGTTGATTTGTACGTGGCGTTGATTATTGCGGGTAGAAGGACATTCGTGCAGGTACCGGCGCGCTTTCAGGAATCCGTTCGGGCTGATTTGCAAGCCCTAGGATTGAACGAAAATGGCGAACCAATTACTGCGGCATAGACTTAAAATGTGCAATAAAGATGCGGTTCTTTTTGGGCGGTAATTGGGCATAATCTTTTAGAAAAGAAATTGTTCCGGGGAGGGTAGTTATGTGTTAATTCAGTGCATTGGTCAATGGGTAGAGCATTTCCTTTTCCTGCCTGTGCGATGGTTTCTATTACATTGTCGAACATGGCAAGATATGCAGCAAAAATGTAAGGTATGTGGATGTAGGGATAAGTTTGATTTTCATGTGCCGGACGAAATATGGCAAAACATCGTACCCTTAGCATATCAAAATCATGTGGTTTGCCTGTCATGTTTTGATGATTTTGCTAAAAAGAAAGAGGTCGATTATTCGACCTCAATAGCAACGCTTTATTTTGCAGGGACTAAAGCTTCGTTTCAATTTTTGTTGCATCCATGCTCAAAGTAGGTTACTGTTTTACTTGCAAGTCCCGGCATTACTTTTAGCTTTGCACTCGTTACAAAGTTCCCCGGTAGTAGGTTTTGAGTAAGACTCATCATAGTTACTGGTGGGCCAGTTGGAACAGTTGCTACAAAAATGCCAAGTGTCGCTACCTTTTTTACGACGATATGTGTTTGCCATTTTTACACCTCCCTTCTTTCCAGTAATCGCCATGCCATAGCAATTATTCGACAGATAGGAGGTGTTTCCTTTGACTAATATTGTCGAAGCATGTCAACGGCTCCAGGCTGTCCTGGGGGCCTGAATTATTTCACGTGAAATATTTACCGCCGCGGGGCGGTTGTTTTTATGTGGAGGTGGTAGGATTTGATTGATGTCGATGTCTTAGATGAAAGGACCAGTACTCTTGTAAAGCGAGTTGACAAAATTGAGGGTGAAGATATGGTACGTATATGGGAAGCAATCAACGGCCTGAGAAACCGCCTACCAAATTGGGCGGTTTTTGTCATTTCGGCATTGACGGCAATAAGTGGGTGGCTTGTTGGGAAAGTAACTTTTCATTAATTTAGGAGTGATAAAACCATGTCAAAGATACTCGTTATTGACAAAGGCCACGGCGGGACTAATTCAAATGGCGTATATGATCCTGGTGCCTGCGGAAATGGTCTCCGGGAAGCAGACCTGGTTGACGATCTTGGCAACCGGATTGCCGCAAAGCTGGTACCCTATGACGTGCAGGTAAAGTTTGCGCCAAGGAGCGATTCTCTAGACGAGCGAGCTGCATTTGCCAACAACCTTAAGGCTGATTTCTTTTATTCGCTTCACGTCAACAGTGGCGGTGGTACCGGCTTTGAGAGTTATATCCACCCGGATGCCGGGGAAGAAACCAGGAAACTACGCGACTCAATCCATGGCACCATCGTCAGTGGTTTCCTTACCGGCCAGGGCGTAAAGGATCGCGGGAAGAAGGAAGCTAACTTCGCTGTACTGCGCGAAACCAATATGCCGGCAGTTTTAGCGGAATACTTGTTCATTGACAATCCGGATGACGCGGCGAAACTGAAGAATGAGGCGTTCTTGGATGGTCTGGCAAATGAAACAGCTTGGGCGCTGGTGCAGGCTTTTGGTCTAAAAAAGAAAATTGTATCAAATCCGAGGCCGGATATTTGCGTGAATTGTCAAGTAAGAGCTGAGAGGGACAAGCTTTTTGCAGAAAATCAACTTTTGCGCCAGAAAATCAAGCAGGCTTACGGTGTGCTTGCTGAAGCAGCTTTAAGTTAATTAATAATATAATCCGGAGGTAAAAAACCATGCACGAACAAATTAATCAGTATGTGGCTGAGATTGTCCTGATCGTTATCAGCATCCTGGTGTTGCTGGTCAAGGCCTGGCTTACGGAGCTGAAAAAGAAGGCTGAGGCCTATCTTGAGTCGAAGACAACCGCAGAGCAGCGGCAGACACTGGCACTCCTGGGCAAGGAGGCCTTTTCTTTTGCAGAAACGGTTTTCAGGGGATTTGATGGCCAGAAAAAACTGGATGCGGCTATTGAGTATGTAGAACAAAAGGCGGCGGCCCTCGGGATAAATGTGCCGGCAGAAGAAGTCCGGGCTGCGGTGGAAGCGGCCTGGCTGGAGGACAAACGCAAGGAATTTGCACCGGTGGAGCTGGCGGAGATAAGGACATTTGAAGGAACCAAATAGGACATACTAACCAAGGGGCTTTTCCAAAACCGGCTTAGTCCTCGCCGAGCCCTGCTCTTCAGAGTGGGGCTTTTATTTTTTGCCCTTTACATCGAACATATGTTTTGTTAAAATATTTCCAGGGATATCCATGTTGTTCTAAGAAGAAGAAATAATCTAATCAGGCCATATATAATCAACGCTTTTCCCTAAAGCTTTGGCGATCCGTTTTGCGGTACTGAGATATATATTTTTTCTATCATTCATAATTAAGCTAATATCATTCTGAGAAATTCCTGTCATCTTTGATAATTCGGCTTGTGTTATTCTTTTTAGAAGCATAATTTCTCGCATCCTGTTCATGAGTAAAATTTCTTTCAATCAAAACTGTTTCCTCTATGCGCGGAAATTATATGAAATAGCATATAAATTGTCGAATTATGATACTTAATATATGAGAACACATATAAATTGTTTAAATTTTTATATAATTTAAACAATCATCCACTTTTTGACTTGATTTTGGCGTATAATTGATTTAGGTAACTATTACAAATAAATGCAAAAAGGAGTGAGTTCTGAGTGAGTATTACCAGTAAAAGGCTTAAAGGGTTAATGGCGGAAAGAGACATAACACTCTTAGAATTGTCTGGTAAGATGGGCATATCCGAGAACGATCTGCGTTTAAAAATAAATGGCTTAGCTGATTGGTTATTCAGTGAGTTGGTATTCGTTGTCGATTGTCTGGGCTTTTCAGAGGTAAGAGAGGTATTCCCCGAATTATACAATCACGTATTAAATACAGGATAATTAGCCGTCAAAATGACCGTCATTTTAAAAATTGAAATAAAATAAGGGGTTGGCTTATTTGCCTAACCCCTTGCTAATTGGTGCCCGAGACCGGAATCGAACCGGTACGAGCTTTGAGGCTCGCAGGATTTTAAGTCCTGTTCTGCTTCCAAGCGGAAATCCTTTAATATTGCGGTTTTTAAGAAATCAGGTATAACGCAAACATTTATTTATAAAACTACCGAATTTATTTCCGATTGTAAGCATTTTAATTATAAATCGTCAATCAGCCGTCATTTTAGCCGTCAGAATACCATTCAATTTTTCGGCGCTTTTTTGGTCCATGCCTTGTATAACGTGTTGGTATTTTTTAGTCATAAGCAAATTACTATGCCCAAGCCTAGCAGACGCTTCTCTTTCTGTTACGCCATGCTTGAGCATCATTGTACCATTAAAATGTCGTAGGTCGTGCAACCTGATATGAGGCAAATTATTATCTTTTAAAAACTCCTTAAAAAGCCTGCTGACACTCCCAGGGTTATAGTCTTTACCGTTTAATTTTACATACAGCTTACCGAGCCCGCGAAGGCGCTTCAAGGTTGGAATAATCACCGAAGGGATAGCCACATCCCTGGCGCTGGTTTTGTTTTTTGGCTGCTTTGTTATCGTGCCGGCAGAGGTAGGCACAACATTATTCCTTATGTGCAATACTGCCGCATCCAGATCAATATCACCCCACGATAGCCCCAGCAATTCACCCCTCCGCAAGCCGCACATCCCAGCCAGTAAAATAATGGCCTCCATGCGGTGGCCTTTTAGTTTTTGCAACAGCTTTGCAAATTGTTCTTCAGTATAAATTGTGGGCTCATACTCTTCCGGGCTGGGGATATCTACCCCATCACATGGATTTCGGGCCATGAGGCCGTCCACAACAGCTTTTTTAAAAGCCCGGTGCATGATTCTATGCTCTTGGAGGATTGTCTTATTTTTAAAACCTTTCTCGCGCTCTGAGTTATAGAATTTTTGAATATGGAGTGGCTTAAGCTCAGCCAGTTTAACCTTGCCCAACTCCGGAATAATGTGCTTGTAAATATAATTCCGGTAGCCATCCAGCGTAGTCTGCTCCCGGTCCCGGCAATAAACGTCGAGGTATTTTTTAAGCCAGCCTTCCACGGTGACTTTTCTAATGTCGCTGTAGTCGCCGGCCTCTATCTTTTCAATAAATTGATTCATTTTTCGTTTGGATTCTGAACCATATTTAGATCGACAGTAAAAACTCTTTTTTTCTTCTTCGCCAGTATCAGGGTTGGTATAAATGACGTATCCTTCCCATCTGCCGTCTTTCCTCTTGTAATGCCCGGTTCTCATTTATCATCACCAGATTCCTTGCTTAGCAAAAATTTAGCATAGTCTGTCAATTCTTTTTTTCTGCCATCTGATAACTGTTCATAAATATCAACAATTGACGGCTCGCAAAACGGTTTTCTGATATTAGTAAAGCCATAAAGCCATTCTGAGTTTACATCGAGAGCCTTTGCAATCTTAAGCATATTAATTGCATCTATTTTTCTATCAGGAATTGTAAAGTATTTAGATATAGCTCCGGTACTGATTCCGGTACTTCTAGCTAAATCAGCCTGCTTAATACCTTTTCTTTCCATCTCCTGTTTTAATCTTTCCTGAAAAACTGTCAATTTCAAAACCCCCGATATTGTTTATTTTATATTTTAATTCGGTTGGAAACTAATTGCAAGGATTTATTTCCAAATGGAAAATATTTATTGAGCAAGTATTGACTATTGGAAGTAGTGGGAGTAAAATTGTTTCCAGATGGAAGTATTGGAGGTGAATATAATACGTGGCATCTAAGAAAATCGTTTGCAAAAAATTAAAAGGTTTAATGGTTGAGCATGATATGCCCGCAAAGAAATTATCAAAGAAAATAGGCATATCTGAGAGCTCCCTAACGCAAAAAATTAACGGTCATAGGGATTGGTGGTATTGGGAAGTTTTGCTGATTGTTAAGGTATTTAAATTTAGTGAGGTCAAAGATGTATTCCCAGAGTTGTATGAGTCTTTTTCAAAGGCTAGTTAATCGGTTGGAGAAAGGAGCACTGTCACTAATGCCAGGTAAAACAATCATTTTGAAGCCCAACGTAACATAGGCACTCAATCAAATTGCGGCTATAAGGACAAGGATAGCCGAAGTGATAAAAGTGACTGAAAGAAGGGAGGGTGAGGAGGAAAATCCTACCTCAAGGAGGTGAGACCAATCGACAGCTTCGACCGAGACGTTTTGCTCCTGGCGATGGCAATAGAAAACATGGAAAAATATGATGTCATAGATTTTTCTGGCAGTATCAATGGATACTACGAGCTTCATGTGAATAGTGAAAAATTTAAGCAATTAGCCCAGGGGCGGGAAGTCACAGAAACAGAAAGGGACAGCGAAGAATACCCAATCGAATTATCATTTTTCCTGCATGGCATCAAGGTATTTGCGCTTTATCCAGCGGAAGAGGAAGGTGAAACAGTTTGAAAGATTCCGACATCCCGCTCCAGTACAGGACCCGGGGTCGCAGGTATGACGATCTCATCAGCCCACAGCAAAGCCTATTGGACAGGCTTGATTTCCTGCTCTGGCGCGATAATGGCAAGTTGAATAAAGCGGCCATTGGGATTTGCCTGCTGGCGGTAGGGTACTTTTTAGTAAGGCTATTTTGGTGAGAGGAGGTGAAAACCGTGACTAAAACCCAGCTCCGAAACATATTTGACTGTCAATTAGCCAGGTGCCGATTCTTGCATCGCTGCAAAGTTCACTGGGGCCACAGGTGCACCCGGTTGGGCGGGAGGAAGATTCCGCGAATAATGGCAGGTTCGTATTACAGTGCCGGCAGCGGCCTGGCGGATGAAAAATAAAGCCGTTAAAAACGGCAAAATTAAATCTCACGAGTAGTTTAACACAGAGTTGACATTAGGGTCAAGATATGGAGATGTTTCAATGGTTTACTTGCTGCACTTTACAGAAAACTACCGCCACGCAAAGCACTATATCGGCTTTGTCGATGGCGGGGAAGAGGCGTTACAGTCCCGGCTAAAACAACATAAAACCGGGACCGGCGCCCGATTGCTGCAAGTTATCAGGGAAGCCGGTATAGAGTTTGAACTGGCTAGGACGTGGCCTGACAGCGATCGGAATTTTGAGCGACATTTGAAGAATATGAAGAAATCAAGTCAATACTGCCCGATTTGCCAGGCAATTCATACGGATCAATGACACCGGCAGCATATTGTCGGTTACACAAGCGTCTGCTTACATGGCGGCAAATTAAGCATCATGGCTGTATCGGTCGAAAACAGCACAAGTATGGCCGGCAATTCTGTAAACACCTCCGGCCATATAAATCACCCGAGAAAACCGAGAAAGGTGGTTAATGTGAGCAACCCACTATTCAGGGATTTTCTAAAATATTACAAAGCCCGCAATAAAGCCGATTATCTTGCGGGTAAATTAGGCTATACCCACCCGGATACCATAAAGCAAAGCGAGAAGGTCAACAAAGCTGCACTTAAGTTGCAAAAACGGGGGTTTGCCGTATGAGAGAGAGGAACGCGTTTATAGATCTTGCAAACACAGAGAATATGAGTTGGCACGATTTAGCGCAGGCAATGCGCTCCTGGATTAACCGCGCAATGTTGGCAGAGGCTGAAAATATCAAATTATGGAGGGTAATTAAGGCAGCTAACAAATGGGCAGAAACAGATTGTTGGAGCGGGCCTGAGTTTGACGAATTTATGGAGGCGCTTGATACCTTAGACGGTGATCAATCATGAAAGCACAGATCGTCAAACAACAACCCGGGACAATACGTGCCTGCGATGAATGTGGTTTTTGACCAAAGAGGCTAATCGAAATCACATTAAAGAGGTCCCCGGCCAGAACAATGCTTTGCCCTAGCTGCGCCGGTAAAGTTGCGAACGAAATAAACAATTGCCTGCCCTGGATGAGCGGCAGAATGGAGGAAAAACATGAGTATAAAAATCAACAAGCTTGAGATAGAAAACGTCAAGCGTGTCAAGGCTGTCAAGGTTGAGCCTACGGCAAATGGCCTGACTGTTATAGGCGGAAAAAACAATCAGGGTAAGACATCTGTATTGGACGCTATCTGTTGGGCCTTGGGCGGGGAGAAGTACCGGCCATCTCAGCCCCAGCGGGATGGATCGGTAATTCCGCCTAATCTTCACCTGGTCATGTCTAATGACTTAGTGATAGAACGCAAGGGAAAGAACTCCGACCTGAAAGTTATCGACCCCACCGGCAAGAAAGGCGGCCAGCAGCTGCTTAATGAATTCGTTGAGCAGTTAGCCCTCGACCTGCCCAAGTTTATGCAAGCCACCAATAAGGAGAAAGCCAATACTCTTCTGCAGATCATCGGCGTAGGCGCCCAACTGCATGAGCTGGAGCGGCAGGAAACCAATATCTACAACCGGCGCCACGCTATAGGCCAGATTGCTGACCAAAAGGCCAAATTTGCCAAAGAAATGCCATACTATCCGGACGCGCCAAAGGAGCCCGTCAGCGCGTCAGACCTCATCAAACAGCAGCAGGAGATACTGGCCAGGAATGGCGAGAACCAACGGAAGCGCCAGAACCTGCAGGCGCTGGAAACACAAGCTGATAACATCCAGCGTCAGATTGATGAACTCCTATCCAAACAAAAGATTATCCTGGCCGACCTGGAGATTGCCAGGAAATCAGCCCTTGATCTACATGACGAATCCACCGCAGAACTCGAAGAAAATATCAACAATATCGAAGCCATTAACATCAAAGTCCGGGCCAACCTGGATAAGGATAAAGCCGAAGAGGACGCACTTGAGTACAGCAACCAATACAATACCCTTACGGCCGAATTAAACAAGGTCAGGCAGGCTAAGATTGACCTGTTAAATAGCGCTGACCTGCCGCTGCCCGGGCTGTCGGTCGTAGATGGCGAACTTACTTACAACGGCTACAAGTGGGATAACATGTCAGGCTCTGACCAACTCAAGGTATCTGTGGCCATTGTCCGCAGGCTGAATCCAAAATGCGGCTTTGTCCTGCTGGACAAGCTGGAGCAGATGGACCTGGACACCTTGCAGGAGTTTGGAGCCTGGCTTGAACAGGAAGGCCTGCAGGCTATTGCCACCCGCGTTAGTACCGGCGACGAGTGTTCTATTGTAATATCTGACGGCTATGTTGTTGGAGCAGAAAAACCGGCAGAACCGGAAGCCCCAAAATGGAAAGCTGGCGAGTTTTAATCAATGGGAGCCTTGATAAACCTGTCTGGTAGGAGATTTGGGAGACTTACTGTTTTATACAGAGTAGGCACGAAACAAGGCAGTCCATTGTGGCTATGTAAGTGTGATTGTGGCAACACCAAAGAAGTAATTATGCGTTCACTAACTACCGGGAACACAAAATCATGCGGATGCATTCATAAACAAAAGCTTGCAAAGCGAAATACAATGTCTGCAAAGCATGGTGGTGCCGACAAAGAGCGATTATATAACATTTGGCATGGCATGCGCCAGCGGTGCAATGATTCTAATCATAAAGATTATCCAAGGTACGGTGGCCGGGGAATCACCATCTGTCCGGAATGGAATGATTATGCGGTTTTCCGAGCCTGGGCGCTGGCCAATGGGTACGCTGATGATCTGACAATTGATCGTAAAGAGGTAAACGGTAATTATTGCCCGGAGAATTGCCAGTGGGCTGATGCCAAGACCCAAGCTAATAATCGGAGAACTGAGAACGTCAGGAGGAATGCAGATGGAACTTTCAAAAGGGCCAATTGAGGGAGCCCAAAAGGTATGTCTTTATGGCGTTGAAGGAATAGGCAAGTCAACCTTTGCGGCTAAGTTCCCCAATGCTGTTTTTATCGACACCGAAGGCAGCACGAAAAAATTAGATGTTCGGCGGACTCCAAAGCCCACCAGCTGGACAATGCTACTGGAACAAGTACAGTATTTCAAGGCCAATCCATCAATATGCGATACACTGATCGTTGATACCGGCGATTGGGCGGAGCAGTTGTGCAAAACCCATATATGTGCCAAAGCGAACAAGGGCGGCATTGAGGACTTTGGATATGGCAAAGGTTATACCTACCTGGCAGAAGAGTTCGGCCGGTTACTTAACCTACTGTCTGAACTGGTTGAACTTGGAATTAATGCGGTAATCGTTTGTCATGCTCAGATGAGGAAGTTTGAACAACCAGACGAAATGGGCGCTTATGATCGCTGGGAACTGAAGCTAGAAAAGAAGGTTTATCCATTGGTAAAGGAATGGGCAGACATGGTTCTGTTTTGCAACTACAAGACCTATGTCGTTGATGCTGACGGTCAGGGTACGACAAAAGGCACCAATAAAGTCCAAGGCGGCAAGCGGGTAATGTATACGTCACATCACCCCTGCTGGGATGCCAAGAACCGGCATGACTTACCGGAAGAACTCCCGCTGGACTACAACCAGATTGCCCACTGCATCACTCCCCGTGGCAGTAATCAGTCAATCAACGAACCAACAAAGCCGGAATCGGAGCCGGTGCAACCACAAACTGAGCCGCCGGCGCAGCCGGACCCGGAAAAAGAATTTAATGAATGGGTGAATCAGCCTGACCAAAAAACGGAAACCACTGAAATAACTAAAACGGCGCAAGAAACAAGCAAATTGGATCCAAGCATACCTAAGCCGCTGGCTGACCTGATGAAAGAAAATCATGTTGCTGTTGAAGAGATTCAGAAAGCTGTAGCCAGCCGGGGTTATTATCCGGTTGATACTCCTATCGACAGGTATGACCCGGACTTTGTTGCTGGAGTGCTGGTTGGGGCCTGGCCGCAGGTCTTTGCCATGATCCGGCAAGCTAGGGGTTGATTTGATACTAATGCCAAGAATAATATTTGACACTATTCTTAATAATTTCAATGAAATCGATATACAAAAGTTAACACAACCTCTTATTGCAATATATAAGCATCCAAGGGATTATCCCGAGAAATACGTTGCAAGGCTTTGGGATATTAGTAAGCCGACACAATATATTGTGCTTAGTGACAATATTGACAATATAAGGCAAGCAATACCGTTCTGGATGGTTAGGTTAATGCCGACCGAATGGGATGATCCGGTTTTGGTTGAAACATGGCTATAAAATCAGAATTTTAATAAACAGGGGGTAAAGTTGCATGAATGAAAATGGACGCGAATTAGGTTGGGACGATCAAATAGAAAATGATGGTCCGGATTTTGAGGTATTACCAGAGGGTGATTATGACTTTGAGGTTATAGAATTTGAGCGCGGGCGCCATCCTGGAAGCGATAAAATGCCACCATGTAACAAGGCTGTTTTGAGTATCAGGATTAAGGGCGCAGCCGGACAAACCACAGTTAAACATAATCTATTCCTGCACACTAAAACGGAAGGGCTGCTATGCGCGTTCTTTACCGGTATTGGCCAGCGTAAGCACGGGGAAAAAATCACCATGAATTGGAGCAAGGTCGTAGGCTCCACCGGCAGGTGCAAGGTCGGTGTGCGAAAATGGAAGAACGACAAAGGCGAAGAACTGACTTTTAACGAGATCAGGAAATTCTATGAACCTGAATCTAAGCCGGCAACAAAGTTTGAAGCAGGAAAGTTTTAATCATGGATTTAAGGCCGTATCAGCAAAGAGCAAAAGAAGCTATACAGAGGGAATGGGCCAGCGGGATAAAGAAAACCCTGCTGGCCTTGCCCACTGGCACAGGCAAAACGATTGTATTTTGTAAGCTATCTGAGGACTGTGTCAGGAACGGTGAGCGGGTTTTAATACTTGCTCACCGGGGGGAGCTCCTGGATCAGGCTGCCGACAAAATGAGCAAGGCTACCGGTTTGGGTTGTGCTGTAGAAAAAGCTGAAAGTTCCTGCCTGGATAGCTGGTACCGGATAACAGTTGGCAGCGTTCAGACGCTTATGCGAGAGAAGCGTCTGGCTCAGTTCCCACAGGATTACTTTGATACCATCATAGTAGATGAAGCGCACCATTGCATCGCAGACAGCTACCAACGGGTATTAAATCACTTTGCCAGCGCTAAGGTCCTGGGAGTTACTGCCACGCCTGACAGAGGTGATCTACGTAACCTGGGGCAGTATTTTGAGAGCCTGGCCTATGAATATACCCTACCACGGGCAATCAAAGAGGGGTACCTGTGCAAGATTAAAGCTCAGACCATCCCGCTCAAGCTAGACCTGACCGGAGTGGGAACGCAAGCGGGGGACTACAAGAGTGGTGACCTGGGGAATGCCTTGGACCCGTACCTGCACCAGATAGCGGATGAAATGGTGAAATACTGCAGTGACCGAAAAACAGTTGTGTTCCTGCCGCTTATCAAGACCAGTCAGAAGTTTAGAGACATCCTGGAAAGCAAAGGATTTAGCGCAGCTGAAGTAAATGGAGACAGTCAAGATCGGGCTGAGGTGCTGGCTGACTTTGAAGACAGTAGGTATAACGTTCTATGTAATTCCATGCTGTTAACCGAGGGTTGGGACTGCCCGGCAGTGGACTGCATAGTGGTTCTCAGACCTACCAAGATAAGAAGTTTATACTGCCAGATGGTGGGCCGCGGCACCCGGTTATTCCCGGGGAAAGACCACTTATTACTATTGGACTTCCTCTGGCATACCGAGCGGCATGAGCTATGCCACCCGGCGCATCTAATTTGTGAATCGCCGGAAGTAGCGGAAAAAATGACTGAGAACGTTGAGGCTGTCGGCTGCCCGGTAGACATCGAGGAAGCAGAAAAACAAGCTGCTAACGATGTGGTAGCAGCTAGAGAAGAAGCCCTAGCCAAGCATCTGAGGGAAATGAGAAACCGGAAGCGCAAGCTAGTGGACCCGCTACAGTTCGAAATGAGCATCCAGGCGGAAGACCTGGTGAGTTACGTCCCGGCTTTTGGTTGGGAAATGGGACCGCCTTCCGAGAAGCAAATTAAGACCCTGGAGAAGCTGGGCATATTCCCGGATGAAATTGAAACGGCCGGAAAAGCGTCGAAGCTTTTGGAACGGCTCGACAAGCGCCGCTATGAAGGGCTTACCACCCCGAAGCAGATTAGGTTTCTGGAAAGTAAAGGTTTTCAGCACGTAGGGACATGGCAATTCCAAGAGGCAAAAAATCTAATCGACCGTATTGCTGTTTCAGGTTGGAGAATTCCGCATGGCATTGATCCTCAAACATACAGTCCAAAGGAGGCTCAATATGTCTAAATTAATTGATTTAAGCAATAAACGATTCGGCAGATTGGTTGTGCTTCAACGTGTCGAAAATTCCAAAAGAGGAGAATCAAATTGGTTTTGTAGGTGTGATTGCGGTGGTACAAAAATTGTAAAGGGAAATCATTTGCGAGAGGGATCGACTAGAAGCTGTGGATGTTTAGAAAGTGAAAATAGGTTAGAAGTTAACAAAACACATGGGGGAGCAAGCGAACGTTTATATAACGTATGGCTGGGTATTCGAAAGCGTTGCTTCAATTCTAATGAACTGGCCTTTCATAATTACGGTGGTCGTGGAATAACGGTTTGCCCAGAATGGAACAATTATGAAACCTTTCGTGAATGGGCATTAAAAACAGGTTATGACGAAAATGCGCCTCGTGGAAAGTGTACCCTTGACCGTATTGATGTGAATGGAAATTATGAGCCGTCGAATTGTCGGTGGGTCGATATGAAAGTACAAAGACAAAACCAAAGACCTAAAGTACCACAGGGGATAAACCCGGCTGAATACAGGACGGAGGAAGAAAGATGGCTGAGAACAGCAGATTAACTGGCTGGGATAAAGGCAGTCCATATATCCGGGAGTGTTTTGAGCGGACAGCGGAGCAAGGCGGCTGCGAAAACATGGGCACCCAGCAGTGCATACGGTGCAAACACGATTTGGCTGTTACGCGCCGCCTGGCGCAGTATGAGGACAGCGGCTTGGGCCCGGAACAAATTAATATGCTCTTGAAAAAGGTGGCAGAAGCTATAGCGGGGTGTAAGCACTGCTTTACGCAGGAACACATGGATATCATTTTGGGCGGAGATTTAAAGTCGATGCTGGATAAGCTATCGGAGTATGAGAGCACTGGGCTAAGCCCCGGAGATCTAGTGAATGAGCTTATAGAAAGCGGAGTGCAAAAATGAAAAACACACTTGGTGACTTAAACAATCATCTGTTCGCCCAGTTGGAGCGCCTGAGTGACGAGGATCTAAAGGGTGAACAGCTGCAAGAAGAAATAGTGAGAGCCAAGGCGGTCACAGGCCTGGCTTCACAGATCATAGCCAACGGCACACTAGTACTCAAGGCGAAGACGCTCCAGCTTGAGTATTATTGTGACGATGATAAAATCAACGGCGAAAAGAAAATACCCAAAATGCTCAAGGCCGATTTTCTGAAGGAGTAGCGTATGAACCGGAAATATACCCAGGAACACATAGACTACATTGCAACCAATATACAAGGGTGTCCTTTTAAGAAGCTGACAGATATGTTTAACAAGCAATTTGGAATGAATTTAAAAGTTTCAGCCATGGTTTCATTAGCCAACCGGCACGGCTTGCACAATGGAATTGATGCACGGCTTAACAAAGGATACGAACCAACGCAATTCAAAAAGGGTCACTCACCGTGGAATAAAGGCATGAAAGGTGTCACTACCGGGGGCGTGGCCACTCAGTTTAAGAAGGGAAACCGGCCGGCTAACTGGGTGCCGATAGGCTCCGAAAGAATAAATGCGGACGGCTATGTAGATGTGAAAGTCGCAGACGGCAAACTACAAAAGAACTGGAAAGGCAAGCATATCGTTATTTGGGAAGCCGCCAACGGGCCAGTTCCCCCTGGGTATGTAGTTATATTCGGAGACGGAAATCGGCGGAATTTTGATCTTGGGAATCTCCTTCTCGTTTCTCGGAAACAATTGGTCAGAATGAATCAGAAAAATTTAATCCAAAATGATGCCGAGTTGACAAAAACGGGGGCTATTATCGCAGATATTTACAACAAAATAGGTGAACGGAAAAAGACCAGGAAGAATAAGGGGGCATCCTAATGCCGCTGACCGAGCTTGAACTACTTGAACATATAGACCCTTCGCTCCTTGATTATTCCTCATGGATTAGTGTAGGAATGGCCCTGAAGGATGCCGGTTACACAGCCGCTGACTGGGACAAATGGAGCAGTCGGGACCCTGACCGGTACCATCCCGGAGAGTGCTTTCGGAAGTGGCACGGCTTTCACGGCAGTCCCACGCCGGTCACGGCCGGCACATTGGTACAACTGGCCCGGGATCGGGGCTGGGTACCGGAACGCAAAGAATCATCATCACCGGGGTATGAACTCGACTGGGATGCCATTATAGGCGGTAAGGACGACCTGGTAGTCGTGGATAAAAACTGGGTAGAAGGCCAGGAAATAATAGAGCCTGACAAGTGGAACCCGGTTGAACATCTCACCAAGTATCTGGAAACGCTTTTTGAGGCATCGGAAAACGTAGGCTATGTTTGCGACAGCTGGGAGAAAGACGGCCGGCACTTGCCTACAAAGGGTTGCTGGGACCGGACAGCCGGGGAACTGATCCAGCAACTAAATAGGTGCGATGGTGACATCGGCAGCGTCTTGGGTGATTATAAGCCGGAGGTCGGCGCATGGATCCGTTTTAACCCACTGGACGGCCAGGGCGTTAAAGACATCAATGTAACTGACTACAGATATGCTCTGGTTGAGTCTGATGATATGGATATAGAACAACAGAACGCTATCATTCGTGAGTTGGAATTACCAGTAGCCTGCCTGGTGCACAGCGGGGGTAAGAGCCTTCACGCCATCGTAAAAATTGAAGCGGCCAACTATGAAGAGTACCGCAAGCGAGTTGACTATCTGTATA